TCATCAAACAGGTCAAGGCGAAAGCCATTGACGTAGAGGTCAACTTTGTTCATCGTACTAAACTGCGCTCGTCAAATGCGTAATTGAAGGTCAGGGTGTAGTTGATGAGCTTTTGGTTGATGTGCTTTTGGTATTCAATGCTACCCCGTTCAGGCTGCACCGCAACCCATTGGCTATTTTCAAGCACCGCCACATACTCGCTCATCAAGATGTCCTTGATTGTTTCATCGTAGTCTTGCTCTACAAAGCCCGTATTTAGCGTGAGGCTATTGCGTGAGTTCACGTTGAACGAAGTGTACTTGCCAACCTCCAAAGAAGGAGTTGTGAAGCCATCGTTGTAGATGCTCTTTTGGTAGGTGTCCTGCGTGAAGTTGCCACGCTCATCGCTGCGCTTGAAGAAGGTGATGAAGTCAGCAACGCCAAAGCGGTTGATGAATGCAATTTGGTATGGCGTGTACTTCGGCTCGCAGATGATTTTGTACGTTGCGATTATTGCGGTTGCACCACTCGCATAGGTCAACTCCACATCATAGGTGTCAGCACCTACGTTGTTGCTTGGCTTGATTGAGCTACCCCAAACCGTAGTATTCTGAAGGTTTGCAGGGCCAACAGGTAAGTACACCACCGCATCACGGGAATCGTTGCTCGGTGGTATTGTGATGGATGCGTTGTCGGAACCACCACCTTGCCAAATGATAGAAACTTTGGTGACCTCGTTGGTTGCGTTTTGGTAGATAGGCAATACCTCGTAGTTGGTCACCAACACCTGACGCTCACGGGATGTAGCAAGAAGCGATTGAGTAACTGATGTTGGGCTGATGTTTGTCATTGTTGCCCATCCGTCAGTAGTTAGGTATTTGTATGTACTACCCGTTGCCCATACTGCGGTGTCGGGTGCTGCTCCGTTATTGGAGTATCGCCAATCGCCCGTAGGCACAACCCATAGCACCTCACCCTGCGGACTCTGCGTGAAGCCCAAGTCATTCCAAATGCTAAAATCGTGGTAGAACTCCGAGCGCACAAGGTCGCTCACCTCAAAGTTGATGACTTGGTTGATGGAGTAGTCCTTGCTCAGTTGATAATTAAACGAACCGCTTGATGGTATTGCGCCTGAACCAATACGCAAATTCAAACTCATCGCCTGAAGTTGGTCGTTGGTCAAGGCGTTATTCTTGCCCGTGATGAACTGCGGGCTGCGAGCCATTGCAAGGCTACTTGGGGTTGCGATTACAGGTGTACTCATTTGCGTAGGAATTCTTTAAAGTCATCAGGGGTGAGGCGGAATGCCTCTACGAGTTCGGCAGGTAGTTTTTGGAAGGCAAGCCCAAAGGGGCGTGAGTAAAAGAAGCTTGCAGGGATGCCCTTGCGGTAGATGCTGCGGGCAACCAAAAAGGCCGTAGAGTCGTAGCTCATAAACTTGCCTTTGTCATCACGAAACTGAAAGCGTCTTGCCTTTACCCACTTGTTGATGGCTTCGGTAAGTCCGCCCTTCTTGCCTGTGCCGCTACCAAAGCGATACGGGCTACCCTGCGTGCCTTGTGGTGTAGAGTTCTTGCCCTTTACACCTTTGTCTTGGAAGTCACCATACGGCAACATAGAAAGCGAAGCGGAGAACGAAGCACCTGTCTGCGATGCATCAGCCTCCCACTTGATGGAGTTGTATAAGTCCTTTGAGACGTTCTTATTCTTGCGGGTGAGGTTAGCCCTCGCCTGTTGCACGATGTACCTCCCAAAGCGGTCTAATACGGCTTCTATGCGCTGCTCCCGTGTCATTAGCAAACGCTGATTTCGGTATTGGCAAGTAATACGTCAAAAGTAGCAGTCCATCCTGCGAGCAAGTTCTCAAAGCGTTCCGTGAACGGGGTGCAGATTGGGCTTCCGTCAAGTTGGTACAGTTCGGAGTAAAGCGTACCCCTACGCAATTCAGTCACCACATCGTTGATGACGGCAAGCTGCGTATTCAAAATATCCTGCTCGTTGTTGATGCCGTAGAACGGCTCTACTTGGTCACGAGGGTTTTCTTTGGTTTCATCTACCAAGTCCATACAAACGAGGCTCACGTTCATCCGAACTATCTGTCCCTCAAAGGTGGCTTGGTTGATTACGATGTGGCTCAACGGAAAGATGGTCTGCTTGTTAAGGTCAATATCAAACAGGTCTCCCGTAGTCACTACGTTGACTTGGCTATGCGCCTCAAGTGTGTCCTTGAGCTTTTTGGTGATGTCGTAAAACTGCCTCATTTCATTTTGCTTTTTAGGATGTCGTTTTCTGCTTCTTGCTTTTGCTTTTCAAAGGTGAGGAAGTGTAGGCACTCGTGAAGCTCCAATCGTGTGATTTCTGCAAATCGCCTAATATCTCCCTGAGCGAGTTGATAGACTGTTGTGTACCATCCCCATCGCTTTGCGAACTGCCCTTGCCTTGAGTAGTCATCTGCTTCTTCTCCTCCAAAGAGTTCAGGGTAGCCTGCAATAGTTCGTTCCCTAAACGCCAAAAAAAAAGCACACCACCAAGTACCACATCCATCGGGGCTTGCTTCATTAGGTCTGCGTACTTGCCTGCTGATTCGTATGGCTCAATCAGGTAGCGGCTTTTCACCTGCTGCGTGATGGGTCGGTACAGGACCGCCATTGCTTTATGCATATTTTGCACATCTTGCAGGTAGGTGTCAAGGTCAACGAACTCTCCGTAGGTAATGTTGTCCAACTCGGGGATGAAACCGAAGGTTTGTTCGCCAAGTGTGAACGTGGGCTTCAGGTTTGGCTTTTCTGCCAACATCCCGTTGATGTGCTTGGTAACGTGGCTAACTGATTTGATGCGCACGTTTGGCAGGTCGACAAGAGGCAAGCCACAAAAGATTTCAAGCATCTTATGCGTCAAGAACTCCTCATCCCCTTGCAAGCGTGCAAAGCGTTGGTATTGGTCAAGCGTGATTTCGCTCAACGTGGTAGGGACTGTTACCTTGAGTTCCATATTCAAATAACCTTTGGATTTTAGCGTATAGCATACCGCCCGTAGTTCGGACGGCTCAACTTGTTGTAGGTGGCGTAGCGTACCGCATCAATAGCGTGGTTGAATGCGTCTATGGGTTTGTTCAAGAGGTTGCCATTCTTGTCTTCTACCCATTTGTAGTTCTGCATTTCCTTGATTAGGTTGTTGCTTCGTGGGGTTACGAATATCTTGTGCCGCTTCAGTACATCAATACCCACTATGACGCTATCTGCGCCCTTCTGCGTGGGTTTCACGTTCCATCCCATACGATGCAGCTCCTCAATGGATTTGGGTTCAGCAGAATCAGCAAATACCTCTGACCTGCGGTCAAGGTTTAGGGACTTGAGATGGTTGCTGATGTCGGGGTTGGTTAGCCCCGTTTGATAGATGAGTTCGTCAAGGTACAGGTTGTCTCCTGACTTGTACACGGCTACGAGTGCGCTTGGGTCATTCGTGTAACCGAAGTCGAGTCCGTATGCCAAGAGCGTTGCATCTTGTGGTATGTCGGTTTGTCCGAACTGAAAGATGGTGGCTCTGCTCATACCTCGCTCACCCAAGCCGTAGATGCGCCAATAGTCCTCATCGGTGTCCTTCAGGCGTTCAATTTCCGCCTTTACCCCTGCATCAAGGAAAGGGTTGTCCTTGTATGTTGTTTGGTAAAAGGCACAGTCCTCACGTGGCACCACCTTATCGTATATCCAATGGAACGCATCAGAAGGGTTGTAATCAAGGATGGCCCTGCCTTCGGTACGGAGGATGAGCTGCTGCCAATCCTCGTAGGTTAGTTCGTTGGCCTCATTGATGTATAATAGGTCACGCTTACGGCCTCGTATCTTCTGCGGTTGGTCAAGGCTAATAAACTCTACAAGGTTGCCGTTGAGGTAGTATTCGTGGTTTGACTTATTGTGGTACTCCTCTCGGTATAGGTTGTGGCTACGCAGGATATCAAAGAAGTCACGCATCACCGAAGCCCGTAGTGATGGAAAGGTCTTACGGCATATCGTGATGGTCTTGTCCGTATGTTGGTCGGTATAATAGAAAATTACCCAAAGCAGGATATTATACGTCTTCCCACTCCGAGTACCGCCCTGCTCAACGACAATCTTCTTGTCGCTGCGCTTGAGGTGGTTGAATACCTTATTGGTCTGAATCTTCCCCAAGCACCTCTATTTGGAACATCTTGCCTGATGCTACCTCTACCTCTTGGCGTTCTATGTACCCACGCTTCTTGCCCTTTGTCTTGAGGAAGAAGATGGTGGCGGTTGAGTTGCCGTCTTTGATTTGCTTGTGCAGTTGGCTTTCTGCGAAGTCAAGGGCAACGTCTGATAGCCCTTCAACTGCTGCTTTATATTCTGCGTCCTCCTGCATCCAAAGGTAGTGAGTGGTACGTCCTATGCCTACGGCCTTGCAAGCGGCTGTAACAACGCCTAATGACTTCTCAAGGGCATCAAGCATTGCTCTTTTATGTTGTTCAGTTTTGTCCATACGGCTTGCCGTTTATTTTGATTTCAAGTGATGGGTCAAGTTTGTGCATTCGGTCTACAATCACTTGGCAGTATTTCGGGTCAAGTTCCATACCATAGCACTTGCGGTTGAGTTGGTGTGCTGCTACCATTGTTGAACCGCTACCGAGAAAAATATCTACAACTAAATCATTCTTATCACTTGAGTTGATTATTGCCTTTTCAGATAGTGATATTGGTTTTTGAGTGGGGTGCTGATAATCAAGTCCACTATCTCTTGTTAAATCCCAAACGGCACTCTCTCGTTTACCATTTAAAGTTTTTCTCCCATAGTGACAGAACAATGCCATTTCATAATTGACAACATAATCACCACTTAAATCACCCATCGCTCCTGACTTCTTGCTCCAAATGATTGTACTCTTGTAGTATTCATTGAATTTATCACGCCAAATTGGATATACTTGATGCGATGTCCAAACGTACCAATGTATATTGTTTTTTGATAATAAAATAATTGACGGCAATATATCCAAAATAACATTGTCGTTTTTAATTTCATCAAAACGCTCTCTTTCTTTTGATGCCCAATTACTCTTGTATGAAATTCCATAAGGTGGGTCGGTGAATACCATATCAGCCTTCTCCCCATTCATCAACCGAGCCACTTGGTCGCTATCGGTAGAGTCCCCACATAGCAGTCGGTGTTGGCCTATCTCTATCAGGTCACCTAATACGATGTCCGTTTGTATTTCGCTTGGTGCTTCGTAGTCATCCTCCTCCGCTTCAAGCACAGGCGTATTGTCAAATGGCAGTTCAAGCCCCCAATCCTCTAAAGCCTCTACGTCCCATTGGTTAGCGAGCAAGTCCCAATCCCATTCACCAAACCCTACGTTGTCCTTGATGATAAACTCACCCTTCTGCGCATCGGTCAGTTGGTCGGCTACAATGATGGGTATTTCTTTCAATCCTGCCGCTAAACAGGCTTTAAGGCGCATATTCCCACCAAGCACGACCATATTGCTATCTACTACGATTGGACGCAGCTCAAGCATTTCGGGGAACTCCTCAATGGACTTTACAAGCTTCTTGAACTTGTCATCCTTGATGATGCGTGGGTTGGTGGGGTTAGGAATAACCTGTGAGATAGGTACTCGTTTCATAATTAAATAACTCGGTTAGATAGATGGTGGTTGTGTGTTGCTTTTAGTAACTCCTTGTATTGGGTCTTGTCTCCCAAATTTACGTGACATTGCCGACATAACGCCATAAGGTTCTCAATCGTGTCTGCGTGCTTGCTACCTCCCATCCCACGTGCCTCAATATGGTGAATGTCTACGGCCTTTGATTGGCACACCTCGCAGGGAATCCAATCGGTGGTGTCGTAGCCCATACCCTTCAGGTAGACCTTTGTGTGGTTCTTCACTTTTGGTAAATCCAACAATCGTCAATGAACGTAGCGTGAGGTAGTAGTTCATCTACTGCTTGGATGACTCCCTTCCAATTTTCGTGATAGTCGTCTCCTGCTATGTAGCCTCCCTTCTTTACTTTGGGAAGCCATAGCTTAATATCCTCTTTAACGGCTTCGTATGAATGGTCAAGGTCTATGAATACCACATCCAATGACTCTGCCTTGAACTTCTTTGATGCTGCTTTGGATGTTGCTTTGATGGCGGTGTACTTGCGGTCACCCATATTCTCAACAAAGAGGTTGTAGATGTCTTTGGTCTTTGCGAGTTTGTAGTACGAGTCCAAGTATTCTGCCGTCCCTTTGAAGGAGTCTACGATTACTATGTTTTGGCCTGTTGCTTTGTCGCACAGGTAGGATGATGATTTACCAAGCCAAGCACCCAACTCAACGAAGGTTCCGTCTTTGGGCATTGTGTTCAGCAGAAAGTCGTATGCTGCTTGGTGGTTGAACCACCCGTCTATTTGTTGTGTCGTTTTCATTTGAGTGCGTTGTAGTAGCAGAGATATTGGTCTACGCAGATAAGGGTGCCTTTCTTTGCTGCAACCTGTGCAAAGATACCATCTGCCTCATAAGTCATTTCAAAGCGCAAGGTAGACAAGTGGTATGGCTTGAACATAAAGCAGGCAGTGTCAATGTTGCCTACCTTCGGTTGGTCGGTAGGGCGGAGCCGCCCCTCTTGTCC